CGAAACAATTTATAAAGAAATAATAATAGCATTAATGAATGAAAATAAAAATTTAAAAAAAAATATAAATAAACCAATTGAAAATAATTAAAATAAAAAAAAATAAGAAAAAACGAGTTTCCAATCTCTCCCACAAAAACCGAAAATGGACAACCCCGACCTTGTCCATTTTTAACATGTCCAAACAAGATACGAAAAAAAAAATCGTTTTTTTCTAAAAAACAGGTTTGTGACGATAATGCTCTCATTTTGATTTTTAAATAAATTATTTGTGATTGTAATATTTTTCATTTTTTTCATATTTTTTAAAAAAATAGTTTAGAAATAATTTATAAAAAGATATAAATGGTAGACGAAGATTATAATTACGAGCAAAATAAATCAACAAATAAATATTACTGTGAAACGTGTGACCATTATTCGTATAGGAAATATAATTTTGAAAGACATTTATTGTCTAGTAAACATAAAAAGTTCAAACAAGATTATAAAATTGAGTATATTGGAGTAAAAGGAGCAAGCCAAAAAATTTTTATTAAAAAAAATCAAAATTTCGATTGTGAATGTGGAAAAAAATATAAACATCAAACAAATTTAATAAGACATAAAAAAATAAATTGTAAATTAAATAATACTAAAATAATAGAAAAGAATGAATTAATAGAAATGAATGAATTAATAGAAATGAATGAATTAATAGAAAATACACAAATACAAATTGTAGAAAAGAAGGACGACACAAATTATAAGGAAATTATTATGACATTAATTAATGAAAATAAAGAAATGAGAAAAACGATTAGTGAATTAGTTCCAAAAGTTGGTAATAATAATATAGTTACTAATAATATAACAAATAACGCAAATTTTAATTTCAATATATTTTTAAATGAAAAATGTAAAGATGCATTGAATATAGATGAATTTATTAAAAAGATAGAGATTTCTGTATCCAATTTATTATTAACAAAAGATAAAGGTCTGATAGATGGTATATCAAACATATTTATTGAAAATATGAATAAATTATCCATTTATGAGAGACCGGTTCACTGCACGGATTTAAAACGAGAAACCCTATATATAAAGCAAGATGAATGGAAGAAAGACAAGGACAACTCTTTAGTAAAAGATGCAATCAAAAAAATATCTCAACTCCAAGTGAAAAATATAAAAAAATGGACTGATGTAAATCCAGGTCATTTATCAAAAAGAGATAAACAGGAAGAATTTCTTAAACTTGTTAAAAATACAGTAGGTGAAATTGATGATAAACAAAATAAAATTATTAAAAATATTTGTAAAAATGTTTATATCAATGAGAAAATAATCAAGGAAATTGATAATGAGTAAGAGAGAAAATAAAGTATAAATATGATTTTTTCTTTAATGAACTATTGAAAGGTGTAATAAAATAATAACAATTTATTATTTTATTTATTTTTAAAAATTACATTAATGTAACGAACAATTAATTATATTATATATGTTACATTATTACATTATTAGTCAATAATCGGCTGATTAATATAGGTTTTGCTCCGGAAACCTTTAATTTATTATCTTTTAACATGGTTTTCAATGTATCGACTTTATAGCTGGAATAAATAGACCAATCCGAGTGTAACTCTTCAACCTCTTTTTTAGGTCCGTTACTTGTGGTTGTTTTTGTTTTAGATTGTTTGCCATGTTTACCATGTTTACAACAATATTTATAATGAGATTTACAATAATATCCGATTGATGTAACATATACTTGGTTCTCGGAACAATTATCATATTTGCATGTTATTTTAGGATAGCAATCAGATAGACTATTCACTTGATTCATTTTTCCAGCTCCAACTATGCCGAACGGTAGAGGTAATAAATTATTAAAAACAGTTCTACAATAAGGACATCGTATTTGATTGATTCCTAGTTTAAGTTTAGAACCAATATTATAATGGGAATAAGACGTTTTTTTACTATTCAATGCTTCAAGGTATATATATAAATAATTAAATTTATGTCCGCAAGACAATTCAATTGCTGTTTCATCTAATGGTAAATTTGATATAAGACATTTATTATTTTCATCCTCTTCATTGTTAGTGTGTGCGCTGTCGTTATCATTATTCAATTCGGCATAAAAATTAAAACTTGTATCGGTAGTATAATATGAATTAAAACTTGGATCTGTTATGCAATCCTGGTTATATGTAAACATATGAATATTTATTTTAAAATATAAAAATATCTTTAATTTCTTTAAATATATAATATTAACGATTATTAAAATGTTATTTTTTTATTTTAATATATATCAATTATATTAAAATGAGTAAAAAAGAATGGGGTCAGGCTTGCTGGTTTTTATTTCACGGATTAGCATCAAAAGTAAAAGAAGAAGAATTCGATAATATTAAGAATGATATTTGGACTCATATAAATAGTATATGTAATAATCTACCATGTCCTGATTGTCGCATTCATGCGAGTCAATTAATGGGTAAGACAAATAAAAACGTTATTTTAAGTTCTAAAAGAAATCTAGAAGTATTCTTATTTGATTTTCACAATCTAGTAAATAAACGCACACAGTCTCCTGTTATAACTATAGAACAATACGATGCGTTATATAAAAATGTCAAATTATCAAATGTAATTAATAATTTTATTTCAAAATTTTTAGCTACTACAAAAAACAGTAAATTAATGTTAGATGCGTTGCATCGTCAATTATTCGCAAAGACATTTATTTCCTGGTTACGTTTAAATATAAATAAATTCGGTTAATATTGTTTTATAATGTAAATTTATATATTTGTGTATAAATTTACTATATATTCGTAAAATATGAGTTTCGTTATAATAATATACCACAATGTTTTATAATGTTTTAATAAGTTCTCCGTTTTTATAAACTGCGCATTTAAATGTTTGTTTTTTAGGACGAGAGCAATAAACTTTATTTGATACGACTTGGTCGAAATATAAAAGCGAATTATATCCAGTTGAGTGGAATAATGTATACCATAATGATCCGAATAAAAACCCAGTCAATAATCCTATTATAACTCCTCCAACACTAGTGCATTTATTCATAATTTTACTTATACCATCAATCGCAAATATAGATAATAATGCGGCTATAAGAACATAATTCATTTGATTACTTGCATTCATTGGTAATATCAAATAAGCAATAGTAAATGATATTAATACACTGTTTAAAGCAGGAACATTGTAATTTGACAAATTGAAAGGAAGATTGAATAAATTACATGATGGAGCGCTATTTTCATCCTTTTTACTTTTAATTATATTTAATAAAATTATATTAAATACAGATGTTATTAATATACCTGCTAAATAAACCATCCCTTTTAAGTCTTGATTAAATATAGAAATCATCACCATGAAAAAGGTTAGTAATAGTGGTAATATTGCCGATATAAATTGAAATAAATTTGTCAGTGTAAGGTCAAATGCCATTATATATATAAACTAGATATGTTTTTTCTCTCAATAAATGGTTTCAAATAAATTAAAATAATCCTATAACTGGAATAGCGCTGGGTAATAATTCTAAAAATGTTACTAACCAAACCTGTAGAACATTAAATAAATAAAATGATACAACAGGAATAACGTGATGTTTTTCATATTTCTCAAATAAATAACTCAATAAAAGGATGATAATTAAAAATAGTATAGTTTTATTATCTTGTTTAATAAATAATATAATAATCAATAATGTTAACAAAATAGGAGATAAATGTGATAATAATAGTAAAAAATTATTAAATGGAGTTCGTTTAACCATTATAAATAATACAACGATTTTATTAAAAAACGATTGGAATAACTTCCTTAATATGTTTAACTTGATAAAAAGTTATATTGTTTAAAAAAGATTTATTTTTATATTTTTCATAAAAGTCATTAAAATCCTTTTTATTTTCCTCTGGAAATATAAATGTATCTACTCCTGCTCTTATACCACCTAAAAGCTTCAGTTCTAATCCGCCAATAGCAGTTACATTTCCCTGAAGACATATTTCACCTGTAATAGCAACATTATTTTTAATTTTTTTATTGGATAACAAACTATATATAACAATTGTAATAGCCGTTCCAGCCGAAGGACCGTCTTTTGGAACTGCTCCTTCAGGACAATGGACGTGTATCCCCTGTAATTTTGTTTTTTCAAATTGTTTCAATAATTCTTCTATTTTGTTTTCTTCGAGAAGTCCCCAAGCAAGTGTTTTTGCAACATTCATGCTTTCTTTCATTACATCGCCCTGCATACCAGTCAATTTTAAATCCAAGAATGTATTAGACGGGAAATAATTACATTGTATAGGTAGTACGCCTCCTTTACCAACTGCGTTGGCCCATAGACCATTGATTATACCCATAGAAGGTTCGCCATGTATAGTTTTATTTTTAATTTCGTGTCTATTTTTAAGATAAATATTTTTTACATCGGTGAAGGTGATATGTATTGGTATTTCATATTCTTTATTTTCTTTTAATATAGATAAATTAATTTCTCCAATGATTTCAAATAATATTTCTTTTAATTTTCTAACTCCTGGTTCGCTAGTATATTCATCAATTATAGATTCAATAACATCATCTGTTATTTGTATAATATTTTCTATTCCCATTTTAGAATAAATTTCTGGTAAAATATATTGTTTTGTTATAGTTAATTTATCGTCCAATGACAAGTGTTCAAATTTAATTCTATGAATTCTGTCAAGTAAAATTCTATCAATCGCGTTTACATCATTGTAAGAGAATATAAATAATACTTTTGATAAATCAAGGTCAATTCCATTGAAATATTTATCTTGAAATTCGTCATTTTGAGTGGGGTCAATAAGATGTGTTAATATTCCGATAATTTCTTTACCGTGTTCGGTTCTACTTACTTTGTCCAACTCATCAATAAATATAATTGGGTTCATACATTTTTTTTCCATAAGTATATCAACAATTTTCCCCCATGTAGAACCTACATATGTATAATTATGTCCTTCTAATGTGCTACCATTTGAAGACCCTCCGATTGCTATAAATGAAAATGGTCTTGATACGCCATTATCGTCTTTCAAACATTCGGAAATTCCTATTTTTGCCAATGACGTTTTACCAACCCCAGGCGGTCCTTCAAATCCAAAACAATATCCTGATTGTTCTCCGTTTATCCATTGTCCTATAATGCGTTCTATTTGTCGTTTAGCTTTATCGTGTCCATGAACGGCGCTATCTAGTGTTTTTGAAATATTTTTCATATAATCATTTACAAACGTTATATTATTATCTACGGTTGTGATTGTTTTCGAAATTATATTTTTAATATTTTCATTATTATTTTCATATTTAACCAGTTTAAAATAATTTGCTAATTCTAAAACAATCGTTTGATTGTCATTTATTGATGTTAAATAATCGTTTATTTGTTCTTTCATGAAAGATGATTTTTTACCAGAATGACATAATTTATTCATTTTATTCCCTTGCGGAAATATGTTCGTAGAAGATGTATTCATTTGATTTTTTTGTTTTTTATTTATTTGATTAATATTTACTATATAATCAATAAGTTCATTTCTTGTAGAATTATCCACAATTTGTTTTATTGTTTCGACTGTATTATTTGTAATATTATATAATAAATTGTCTTTTATATGTTTTGAGTATTTTTTCAATTCCATAATAGAATAGTATTGTTTAATAGGAAATTCAAGTGGTAATTTCAATTGAATTGTTTGTAATTTATTGACTAATTCATTGAATATAGAACGAGTTGACGGAATTATTTTCAAAATAGGTTCTTCTCTGCATACATTGAATGGTATTTTCAATAGACCTTCTAAGTATTGACGTGCTTTTGACCCTGAATCTTCTGATTTAGCCTTTACTTCTTTTAATTTAATCATCGCTTTTTCTTTAACAGAATCGTTTGCGTTCATAAGACATATTTGTTGTTCTAGCGGGATTTTATTATTATCAAAATTAGATAAATTATTAGTATATTGTATTGTTTTTTTCATGGCATCTTTGAAATATTTTTTAACATTCCATGGTAGACTATCAAATAACTTTGTTTGTTCTTGAGTATCAATATTTCCGTTTATATCATCAGACAATAAATCGTATAGTAAATATGCCAAGTATTGATATTCCGGTTCATTTGATTTTATTAAAAGTTGAATAATCGTTGAGCGTTGTCCGTATAAATCATTTGAAATGAATTCTTTTACAACATTTGCGATTGTTTTTTGTTTTATTAGATTGGCTTGATTAATGTATCCAATAAATCTAGCATAAAGTTCTTCATTATTATAAACAATTATTTCTTTTAAAGTTAGACATTGAATGTATCGTTCAAACCAGTTATTATTAAATTCGTGGTCTTTAGGTTTACATTCAACTAAATCCGATATTTTATCTTCAATGTATTTATAATTCAAACATTCCAACATAATATCGTCTACGATGGTTGATACAATAATTGTTTTTTTTTGTTCCGGATGATGAATTGTAAGTTTGACTCCATAAACTTTGACTTGAAATACTTTTGATGTTCTAGCCAGGTCAAAGCAATCTAAATTGTCTGCATGTTCTATAATCATAAAATCTTCTACAATTCTGTTACGCTGTATATATTTCTTATCCTTTGTTACATTTATTTTGTCTTTTTTCTCGGATATTTGTATTTTGTCATTTTTCCAATTAATAGTTTTATAACTGATTGGATGTAAATATTGTGAAATTATTTCGTATTTTTGAGACAATTTAGATTTTGTTATATATTTATTTACATAATCACTTCCTACGCAAATTTTAATTAAATCGTCTAATGTTTCTGTTCCTACTGATTTAAATACATTTGATAATTCATCATTCACTTCTTGTAATTTATCCATGATTAAATTTAAATCAACATTATATTTATCCTTTATAATAACAAGTATATTCGATAAGAGAGAAAACATTTTTTCTAGTTGAATGATATTTGAATTAAGTTCTGTAGAGCTAATAATATCAAGCAATTTATATTTTTGAGAAGATAAAATAGTACTTCTTATTATTTTTTGAAGATTAATAATCTTATCGTTTAAAAGATTATTGCATTTATCAATATATTCTTTATCGTCACAAATAATTTGTTCTTTATTTTTATTCACTTGTTTTTTAGTTTCCTTATTTTTCTTTTCGGTCAATTTATAATCTATGTTATTTTTATTGTTTATTGAATTCATAATTTATATATTATATTGATTTTAATATTCTAAATACTTTTCTTATTGCGATTTTTATAAATTCTTAAAGAAAAAAGTTATTAAATTGATTATTAAAAATATTATTGAATGATTTAAACAAAAACCCATTACATTATATAGTATAAAATGGGGATCCCTAGTTATTTCTCTCATATAGTGAAATCGCATCGGCGTATAATTAAACAATTCAACAATTCTATGAAGGTAGACAATTTGTATTTGGATTGCAATTCAATTGTCTATGACGTTGTAAATCATTTGGATAAACAATCAATCAATCATAATCGCATTCATAATGATAATAACGATAATAACGATTATAACGAATATATTTTAAATCAGGTTTGTATTTCTATTTCAAATTATATTTCATCTATTAAACCGAGTGAAAAGGTAATGATTGCGTTTGATGGAGTTGCTCCAATTGCGAAATTAGAACAACAGCGAAATAGGAGATATAAATCATGGTTTCAAACGCAAGTATTTAAAAAAATTAAAAATGATCCTGATAATTGGGATACTACTTGTATTACACCAGGAACTGAATTTATGAAAACATTAAACCATTTTGTAACTCGTTATTTTTCAAATTTTAATCATTTTAATGTAAAAGAAATAATTGTCTCCGGTAGTGATGAACCAGGCGAAGGGGAGCATAAAATATATGAATATATTAGAACAAATGACGTATATCACAAAACAACAACAACTGTAATATACGGACTTGATGCTGATTTGATTATGCTTACATTGAATCATCTTCATATTTCTAAAAAAATGTATTTATTCCGAGAAACTCCTCATTTTATTAAAACGATTGATAACACATTAAACCCCAATGAATTATACGTAATTGACATTCCAAGTTTGGAGGAAGAAATAATAAATCATTTAATGAAGAATGATCCGTCCGCCGATACAAATAAAAATGCAAACGCAAGCCAATTGACCGATTGTCAAAGGAAACATAAGGTGTTTGATTATATATTGATTTGTTTTATGTTAGGCAATGATTTTTTACCTCATTTTCCGAGCATCAATATAAGAACAAATGGCATTGATATTTTAATAAATGCGTATAAAGAATTATTCAAGAATAACGACAATTTAACAGATGGTAAAACAATTATATGGAAAAATTTTAGAAAATTTATATCTTATTTGGCAAGCAACGAGCTTAAATATTTAGAGAACGAAATGACGCTTAGAACTAAGTGGGAGAGAAATACAAATAGAAATAACAATAAAAATAGAAATGCGATTTCTCAAAGTAATGAATTAGAAGAGCAATTTATGTCTATTCCAATTAAAAATAGAGAGCTTGAAAAATATATTAATCCAGGTGATAATGGATGGGAAAATAGATATTATAAAGTATTATTTGATATTGATATTGACGATGATAGAAAGAAACAAATATGCATCAATTATTTAGAAGGCATTGAATGGACCCTTAAATATTATACAACCGGTTGTGCTGATTGGAGATGGTGTTATAAATATCATTATCCTCCTCTATTAAAAGATTTATTATCTTATACTCCTTATTTTGACGTAGAATTAATAAACTCAGATAAACCCAATATGAACCCTGTAAGTGAATATACTCAACTGTGTTATGTTTTACCTCGCAATAGCTTACATTATTTACCTAAAAATATATACGATAAATTGTTACATAAATATAGTCATTTATATGGGCTTGATTATACATTTAATTGGGCTTTTTGTAAATATTTTTGGGAATCTCATGTAAATTTACCTCATATAGAGATTACAAAGTTAGAATATTTAGTAGAAACTAGTTAGATCATATATAGTAGTTTAGAGTTAAATTAAATAAGTTTTATTAGATCAACTAAGTAAAAATATAAGTAAAAATATAAGTATATAACTATTATTTTTCGTTTAAAAATATACAAATACTTCTACAATAATATCATATTTATGTCAAAAGATATTATTATAGGTTTTAATAATAGGCAACATTTTATGGATTGTTTGAAAGAAAATCCGGGCGTTATAATAATTCAATTTACTGCTACGTGGTGTAAGCCTTGTAGAGAAGTAAAATCGTATATAGAAAATAAATTTACAGAATGTCATGATAATATTATATGTTGTCAGCTTGATGTAGATGAGAATGCGGAGCTCTATTCATTTATGAAAAAAAATCGTCAAGTAAACGGAATACCATCAATAATAGCTTATTTCAAAGGCAATGTCACACCGTATGCGAGTATAAGTATTTCAGGAACAAAAATAGACGCGATTGATAATTTTTTTAATAGTTGTTTAACAAAGGTCTAATTGCTTATAAAAGAAGTTTTTCAATTATTTAAAAATATTTTATTTTGACATATAAATGGAAATAGATATAATATCAAATAAATATTTATTAGATATATATGATAATGAAATTGGTTATTCAAATAATATTATAAAAAAAATAATACATGATACACACGATATTAGTGTGATTGATATAGATGATACTAATAAATTAATAAAAATGTCAAATAATTTATTATTATCTTACATTTTGCATTATTGTAATATAAATGCTATACATAATTATGAGGAGGCAATAGATTTTATAATATTAAGTTCAATTGTATCATTCTGGATTACATATAAATTTATTCGAAATCATTATTTCGTGGATGCGCATATATTACAACGGTATTCTGATTACGATTATAAAATAATTTTAGAAAAGGAGTTAGATATATTAAATACTGTTGATTATAATATTTATCGTTTTATAATGTGATTGACCTAGTTTTACTTATATTGCTGTGTAAATATAATATAATTTTCTTTGTCAATATTTTCAATTATATTTTCAAGGGATCTGACATTTTCATTCGCCATATTATCATTTGTTAAAAAACTTATCAAATCCAAAATGATTTTTATTTTTTGAGGGCTCCATTGTTCGTTTAATAATTCAACTAATTCTTTTGTGTATAATGACGACATATTATCTCTCTGAAATATACTATCATTATATACTTCTTCGACATAATTTTTAATTATTGTGTCATAATAATTAAAACATAACGAAATGATAGAACAATTATTGTATGTTTCGGATAATCGTTTTAACCCTTTCTGTGCGCAAATAAAAAGGTCTTTCATTCTTGGATTTTCTTGAATTGATTTATTTGATAAAAAAGATTGACAAGCTATATAGATTGGATTGTATAAATATTGTAAGTCTGTTTTATTTGAATTATAATACATTCTATAAAATATTTGAATAAATCCAGGGTCTTGGAAATAAATTGTATTATTACAAATTAATAATTTTGTTCCTGCTGGTTTTTTTCCTAGTATTGCCAATTTAATAATCACAGTAAGAGGGTCTAAAATAAATGATTTAATATTTACGTTGGTATTATTATCTGGTAGAGAGCTCATTAATTTTACTATTATTTAATAATATAAATTAACATTTAAATAATATAAATAATTTAAATATAATATGGATGACAAATTTATCAAAACAATTGATTTAGATATTGAAAATTACGATTTAATTGACATATTAAAGCTATTCAATTTAGAATATAATTTTGATAAAAGTGATTTGAAGGAGGCAAAAAAAATTGCATTGATGACACATCCAGATAAAAGTGGATTAGATAAGAAATATTTTTTATTTTTTTCGGCAGCCTATAAAATTGTATATGAAATATATAGTTTCAGAACTTCAAAAAATCAATCTACTACATACGATGAAAATTCTTATGCTGACGCGAACGTTAAAAATGAAAAAATTACAGAATTAATAAATGATAAAAAGTTATTCAATAAATTATTCAATGATTTTTTTGAAAAATCTGTAATAAAGGACGAATACTCTAAAACGGGATACGGAGATTGGTTTGGTTCAGGTGAAGACATTGATGAACGCGATACAACAATGGAAAATATGAATAATATGTTTGAAAGAAAGAAAACAGAATTACGCTCAATTGTAGTCCATAAAGATTTTAATGAAATGAGTTCATCAGGATTTTGTGATTTAACAAATAGTAAACCTGAGTCATATAGTTCAGATGTATTTAGTAAATTACAATATGAAGATTTGAAAAAAGCCCATACAGAAACAGTTGTTCCAGTAAATATGGAAGATTACAAGAATAAAAAAAAATATAGAAATGTGAATGAATTACAACAGGATCGGAGTATACAAAATAAGGTTGATTATTCACATTTGGAACATCAAAAACATTTAGATGAAAAACATAAAAATGACGCTAAAAATGACGTTGAAAGAGCTTATAAATTATTAAAAAGTGACATTGAAATAGAAAAGGTAAATAGAAAATGGTGGGGAAATATACTAAAATAAAACGATGAAAATATAAATGAATAAAAATATAATTAATTATATATACGATGATCCTCAATTATATAATTACTTTAATTATTTTGATAACAACAGGTATATTGTATGATAAATATAAAATTAAAAATAAAATAGATGATGACGTTAATAATTACGAATTG